TTAGCTTGCCCGTTTCTTCAACAGGCTGCTCATTAGTTTCTGCTGCTACATTTTCAATAGCCTCGTTTTCTTGGTTTTCCATGATAAAATATTATATAATTACTTTACTTATTATTACTTGGGTTCAAAAGAACCTAAGTCAAATCCACCGCCAATTATATCGTTACCCGATGATTCAAAGTTTTTAGGCGGAGTATTATTCTTTCTTTGCTCTATAAGCTCACTTTGCTGTGTAGCTTGAAGCTTAGTTCTGTCATCTTTTCGATCTTCTTTAAATGACTCTCTTTGTTTGTAAGTTTCAACCTCAGCATTCTTTAACTGCATATTCATTTCAAACTCTAGCTTCATCAACTCCATCTTAGCCATTTTTTCTTGCTGAAGCTTTTGCATGTCTAATTCCGCTTTTGTTTGTTCAAGCTGCATTTTTTGCGAAGTAATAGCGTTTTGTTTTTGTATTTCCATCTGCGCTGCAACCTGTTGTGTTTGAGCGTTTGCTTCAGCTTGCGCTTGAATATTTTGTTGTTGCATTAATTGATCACGCTCTAATTTACGTTTACGTCTAATCTTTAATAATTGATTAGCTAACTTTATGTTTTTAATATCACGTAAGTCTATAGCGTCATCTAAATCAATAAGCCCTGCTGATAATGCGGTTTGTATATTGTTTTCAAGAATTGCTTTTTCTTCTTCGTCTGGCGCTAATTCAATAAATATACCAAAATCATATAAATGCAATTCACTCATCTCTTGCAATGTAGCAACATTATGACGGCCAATTTTCTGTATAAAAGCATCAGCTGTTGGTGAAAACTCTAATATATCAGATATTCTTAATGACAAACATTCTGCAAGTTCTGCTGTTATAAACAATCCTGCGTTTAATATATGGCGTGTAGCGGTATTTGAATTTGCCGCCGCCATTTTTTGCACTCCGACTAAAGCTCTAGAATCAGGAGTACTACCGTCTCTAGCTTCATTAAGCCCCGTTACATCACGGATCATTTGAAGATAATAGTTATACGTGCTAATTAGCGCACTAAGTTTATTACCACCTGAGCCGCTTGTAATTTCTTGAATTGGTACTTTACCGGGATTCATATCACCTTCTTGCGTAAACGATCTACCAATTACAGAACCTGTTTGAAAAAACATGTTTAAAGCTTCCTGTGGATTATAGTTTGTACCATTACCTAAATCAATTTCGGCTAAGCCATCAGCATCAAGGTAAACACCGTCTGGCACCATTCTTGACATTACTTGCTGTAACTTTAAATGTGTTAACTGAATCATATCAGCAAACCCGGTTATACGACTTACTAATGATTCAATCTTTCCTTTATACATTCTAGGCGCAACAATACTATAGTTCATTTTTACTTTAGTATAATCGCTTTTAGGACGCATCATGTTTTTAGCCATTGCCCATTTAAGCAATATGTCAGTCCCTAATATTAATACGCCTTCGTATAATACCTCTAATGATCTAGATAGCTTGCCAAATTGTTGTTCTAAAACTTCAACAGGCGGATCAAACTGATCATCACGTGTTAATATTTTTGTAGCTCCAGTAGCTGTTTCTTTTACTTTATATACTTCGTTCATGTACGTTTTGTAATTGAAATACAATACTTGAACAGTATTTGAATCAGCTTCATTATAATTAGTTAAAGTTCTGTCATAAAAGCCATTGCTTGTATATGCAGTTTTACTAATTCTTTCCATTTGATCGTTAGTAAGATCCGGAAATTGCTTTTTAAGTTCATTTAGCGGTACCTGCTTAACTTCACCTACATAATATATGTCTTCAAAATAAGGTGACTCTGTATAAGAATAAACTAAATTAGCAGGATCAACATATTCAACCTTTACGCCTTCAGACTGATTAAATGTATTTTTAACAGCAGCAATACCTATGGTTGTTAAATCATAAGTAACACGCTTTTTAGTTAAATTATAACGATTGCCTTCTAGTAACGTATTAATAGCTTGCTCTTCAGCAATCTCAACAGCTTGTTTATAACTAAGCTGCATATGTAATTCAAGCTCTTCTTTTGTGTCTGGAAGTTCTTCAGGGTTATTTTCAAATAAATTAACACCAAAAGCTTCTAAAGCTATATCATTTAATTCTTGAGTTTGCATATCACGAATAATAGACTCCATATACTTTGTACGTTTACTAACGCCATAAGGGTCTTGTGAAAATGCTTTTATATCAAATGATCTTTCTGATATTCCATTTACTACTATATCAACAAATTTTGGTATAATAGGAACAGGTTTCCAGTCTAAATTTAAATATGACAAGTCACCGTTTATAGATAGCTCGTCTTTATATTTTTGTATGCTTTGTTCTCCGCGTGCATATAATCTTAACCGATGGAAAGCATGCTGATTTGTTTTGTACCTAGTTGTACCAGTGTCCATTTTAAACCATTCGTCTTGAATAGCTTTACCTACTTTCAACCCGTATTCAGTTGACATTTTTTCAGCATCACTAGCAACTTGACTAGGAAAAAAATCTTTTATAACTGACTCAGCCATATTTATTTTATTATTTTTGATATTGCTCCGCTATTTGTATACTTAGCGATACTTAAGTTTAATTTTTGTTTTTCTCTATCCGCAACAGGTCTATATAAATGTCTATTACATCCCATAATAGCTAAACCCGAACTAATAGCGGCATCAAATTTTGTTCTTTTATTAATATCAAATCTTGCCCAATCATTTAATGTATTATTAAAATACATATCTCCATACTGCCCATCTGATTTAACACCCACGTATTTGTCTATATAAGATTCAATAGCAGCAGCGTGAGCCTGCTTAATATCTTCACTAGAGTTTGGTATACCTCCAACTTCTTTTTCAGCAACTGATAATTTATTCCATAAACGATCAGGTCTATTCATTGAATATCCCCTGTACCCCCTTCTTTTTAAATAGTATAATAAACGTGGTTTATTATTTTCAGCAAGTAATGGCATTCCATAAAACACTAGAGCCATCAAAACATCTTCAAAAAACATTTCAGCTGTTTGAGGTCTTGCTACATATTCAAGAAAAAACGAGTTAGGTGGGTGATCTTCCATGCTAAACTTAGTCAACCCGTGTAAAGCGCCTTTAGATCCTCTCCCGTCTGTTGTACCTGATATATCATATGAGTCACAACCAAAAGCGCCCATATGTTCATTGCCAGGATATTTAACTCCGTTTTTAATTATTTGTCTATTTTGTAATTCAGCATTGGGCACCCAAGTTATTTTAAACCTTCCGTTTTTATTAGGCGTAAATTTTACTTTTGAATCTTTAATACCATTTTCCCAGCTAAAACTACCTGTACTTACTATATTACTATTACGTAAATCTTCGTTATAATCAATTTGTTCGTATATTTTTGTTAAATTAAATATACTATTTTTGGTTTCATCACGGAATGCATGCTCCTCGGTTCTTGGAAACTGCCTGTAATATTCATTTAAAGCATCTTGATCGTTTTTTAAACCGTCAGCTTCGTTTTGCCAATGCTCAATAACCCCTACGTCGATAGCGTCTCCGTACGGCCCTTCTGTAGGTTCTTCGGGAGTGTCGAATACAGGTAACCCATAAGAATCAATGAATCCTTCGTAGTTCCATTCCATAGGTATGAACAAACTATATAATCCCGAAGCAGTCTGTCCATTGCGGTTTCGCTTGGTAACATCTGAAGCATAATAAAGTTTTTTAAAGTTTTCACCTCCTTTATCTAAAGCATTTGATGTTGACCCCATCATACACTTGCCAATAACCCTACTACCTAGCCTTAATGTTGTTTTAGTTACACGCCAGTTATTTAATATGTTATCTGGTCTTTCCCATTTACCACTTTCATCGTGGACTAATAGTTTTAATTTTTCACCATCATACGAGTTATCTCCCGTATTTTTCCAATCAATAGTTGTATCTAATCCTTCAAGTTGTTCTCTTTGATCAGAAGACTGTATTGATTTTCTTGTAAGCTTTGAAGCTGGTACTCTATAAGCAAGTTCGGTTTTTGGCCGGTCCATACCATCTTGTATTGGCTTGAAGAAAAAAGGATAGTTAACTGATATAGGCACTACTTTGTCTGTAAACATTTTTTTTGCATCAGCACCAGACTTTGACAATATACCAAATCTAGCGTCACTTGATATTGTAGCTAAATTTACTGTTTCAGCTGATGACATAAAAGAAAAACCTGATCGACGATTTTTAAGATAACACATACCGTAGCATCTGTTATCTGCTTTACAAGCCTCCCAGAATATAAAAAACAATCTGTTAGCTTCTCTAAAGTTTGGTCGTCCTACATCAATTTTGGTCCACTGCAGGTACATATAGTGAGTACCAGTAAGGTAAGCAGCCATATTTCTATTATAGAACCAATAGCCTTCTTCACGTCGTCTGAACTCTTCGTCGATATACGTTTCCCATTTTTCTTTAAATTCATCTGGATATGTTTTCCAATCAAATATACTTTTAATGTTTTTAAGCTCTTTAGGATAGTCTTTTGCTTCCCATCTATTATTACCCTTAACAATATTTTTAGGCTCTTTAGGGAGCGCTATTTTAAGTCCTTGTATTTCGTATATCTGACCTATTTGTCCGGTTTTACTAATGACTACAACATCGTGTTCCTTGTTGTAGCCATAGTTCCACTTCTTACCTTTATTTAATCTATGTACGGTAGTATTTTTTATAGGCTCAATAACCTTATATAAAGTTTGTTCGTACATTACTTAGATCTTCTTTCAGCAAAACCTTTAAAAGCCTCTTTCTTTTCTTCCTTAGGTTTATTCTCAAGGATTGCTTCTTCTTCTTGTATTCTATTTAATATTTCAAAAGCATCGAATATTGCAAGCTTTTTTGTAGCAGCGGCATTTTTAAGTCTGTCCGCAGAAATATCATCATCTGAATCAACAATAGGCTCTTTAGCTACTTTAATTAGCTCATCAACTGCTCTGTGTCCAGCTTGGATTATATTCTTCTTCGTCTCCTTGATATTCATATTTCATTAAAATTAAATTGCTTGGTATTCGGTATAGTCTTTCTTTTTCAATAAAAAACTCATATTCTAATCCCGGCTTAAAACCAACT